GCCGGCCGTCTACAATGGCCTGCTCCAGCACCCCGGCGAGGCGGTCGTCGCTCACACCCCACGGCGCCGGCACCGGCCCTCCGATGGCGACGATGTACGCGCGTAGTGCCGTCTCAAGTCTCGGGGTCATGGCTTGGGTTCGATGATTTTACGGAACGCGGCGGCCATGTTCGGCGCCAGCTTACGGGTGATTGTCCACCAGTACGAGTTTGGGTGCCCGGCCAGCGCGGTGAGGTTGGCGAAAGCCTCGATGTTCGCGCCGAACCCCGGCCGCTCGCTGTAGTACTGGTCCGAGTGCCCGGCGTAGCCGTTCTGGTGGCCCGCCGCACGGTTGAGCGTGGACGCGCCCACAAGGTCCGACAGCGACGCGAGCGCGCCGTCCATGTCCCACGCCTGCCCGACGATCTGCCCCCAATTGCCCGCCGCTATCGAATCCCCGCGCGCCTGGGCGTCTTTGTAGTTGTCGAGGAAGGTGGCCATCCGAACGAAGCCCTCGCCGTCGCGCAGGCGCACCGCCTCGATGAGCTTGGCCACGCGCGAGGCGAAGCCCACCTGCTCGACGGCGCCACGTCCGCCCAGCGCCGACACTACCGGCGTCGTTTCCTCCAGCAGCCCGAGCAGCTTGTCGAGGTCCAGCCCGGCGCGCTTGGCCATTTTCCGCAGCTCGTCCGTGCGGTCGCCCTGCCCGGTCACCCTCATGCGCGCTTCCGCGTCCGTGTATGCGGCCTCGATCAGTTTCGCGCGCCGCGTGCCCCGGCTGTACGCGGTCGCTCGTACCGCTTGCATCCAGTAGTCCGCGTCGGCCTCCATCGCGGTGACGAACTCGGGCATCGTGGACGCATACACGCGCGGCGCCTGCTGTTGCGTCCCGAGTCGCCAGTCCATGATGTGCCCGAACTCGTGCCGCCACGTGTTGCGCCCCCGGCGGTTGTCCTTCGTCCGCTGGTCCATGTCCACGAGTTGCCCGCCACGCGCCCATGCCCCGTCGGGGTCGATAGCCTGCACGTTCACAAACTGGTCATCCAGCGCGCGGTTCCGCACCCACTCCGGCGCCCCGTCGAACGATTCGGCATGCCACCGGCCGGCCTCGTGTTGAGCGTCGAAGTCGCGCCGGGTGGCCGCCTTTGCGGCGCGGCGCGAGGCGCGCGGGAGCTTCTGCACCTTCTCGTCCAACGCGCGCCGCACGCCCGCGCCCGCATCCTGGCCCGGGTTGCGGTCGAATCCGGGGTCGATGCCGTCAGGCACCTTGATCACCTGCCCGGTGCGCGGGTTCGTCCACTTGTACGCGCCGTCGTCGGGCGGCGCGGTCGGCCGGATGCCCAGCTCGCGCAGCTCGTCCTCGCTCACCTGGATCACACCGCACCTGCAATTCCACCCATTCGGCGGGTAATGGGTACGCCACCACGGCGAATCCACCGGCAGCGTCGTGCGATCCCAGCGCCGGTGCGCCTCGCGCGTGCGCAGATCGTCCACGGCGTCGTAAATGAGGTACGGCGCGATATCGGCCTGCGCCTCGATTTCCGTCCACGCCTGCGCGGCGTAGGCGGTCTGCATATTGGTGCGGAAGATTGTCTCCAGGCGCCAGGCGCTGCCGAGCTGCGCTTGGACGGTGCGGCCGGTCAACGGATCCACCATCGAGCGGGTGCCCCACCACCCGGCCGACTCCAGCGTCGGCTGTATGGTCGCCTTCCATTCGCGGAACTGCTGCCCCTCGGCGAGCGCTGCCGTCAGCGAGTCGCGCACCTGACCGAGCAGGTCCACGTCCATCATCTTGGCGACGGTGAACGCCTGGTCGTTGACCGCGCCGATCATGTCGGCATAGCTGAAGCTCGGGCGCAGCCCCTTGCCGCGGAAGTAGGCGAGCGCGCGCTCGGGTTCCACGTCGAAGGCGAGCCCGCCCACGTCGAGGAACTCGGCCACACCGGTGCGCTCGGCCATTTCCTCGGCGAACTCGGCCGCGTCGGCCTTCAGCCGCTCGATGGCGTCGGCAGCCTGCGCGAGCAGGCGCACCTCGGCCAGCGTGATGCGCAGCCCGAGCCCGCTCACGCGCCTGGGCGCCGCCGTTGCGTGCGCAGGGCCGCCAGCATGCGCGAGGATGCGAGCGCCCGCGTGAGCTTGTCCAGCATGCCCTGCGGCGGCGCCTCGGCCAGCAGCTCGTCCAGCTTGCGCAGGAACGTCTGCGAGTCGTCGCTGAACTCGGCCGCGCGTAGCAGTTGCCTGACGCGCTCGCCCATTACGGTGCGGTACTGCTCGGCGAATAGTTGCGCCGCGTCCACGATCGCCTGCTGATCGCCGCGCCTGGCCGCCCGGAGCGCGGCGAGCGCCACGGACTCGCCCTCGGCGAAGGCTGCCTCGCCCCCGCCGCCCGGCGCCTGCATGGCCGCGCCTATGACGGCCAGCGGGTCAGCGCGCTTCACCCAGCCCTCGCCGTACGTGTCGCGGATGTATTCCTCGGTCGGGTCGTAGCCGAGCTTTGCGATGCGCTCGTCGCGCTCGGCCAGCGCTGTCAGGTCGGTTGGAGGCCTGGTATCGCGCCAGACGCGCGGCGGCGTTGCGCCGGGGAAGTTCCACTCCGTCCACCAGCGCACCGGGCCGGAGCTGAACGATCCACAGAGCAGATCGGAATCGGCCTGCATGATCGCCTCGGCCACCCGCTCGTGCACCTCGCCCTGCGATCGGCTGGATCCGTTGTCCATCGTCATCGTCTGGCCGATGGTGATCTTGCTGATCGCCGCGTTCATCGCGTCGTGCAGCGACTCGTAATCGGCCGCGCCACCGCGCGCCGCTTCCAGCAGCTCGACCGCCACGTTATCGGGCACCACCACGCCGGCGTCGGTGGCGATCTGGCGCAGCATGGTGACGGCCTTTGACACCACGGCCGGGTCGGTGATCTGGCTGGCTGGAACCTTCGCCAGCGCGGTCGGCATCCCGAATTTCTCCAGGAACACCAGCCAGAACTTGATGTCGTTGCGTTTGAAAAAGACCGGCCAGTAGAGCGCGTGCGCGATGCCCAGGCCGTACGGTTCGTCGTGATGGTCGGCGCCCGAGCGCATCACCCAGAACTTGCGATCGGGCATGACGCGCCATCCCTGAGCCCACAGGAACAGCCGCTGCTCGCGGTCGAATCGGAACCGGGCGCGATCGCGCACCTTGATCGCGTCGAATGCCACGCGGGTGCCGTCGATCTTCCACAGCACCTCGGCCACGCCCCAGCCGTAGAACACCGAATAGAGCGCCTTGTCGGTGATGTCGTCCCAGCCGATCGCGGCCAGCTCGGCGCGCAGCGCGTCGGCGGCCTCGATCGATGCCGGGTCGTCTGCGCCTGGCTCGATCTTTGTTTCGCACCGCAGCAGCGATAGCCGCCGCTGCTGCCAGGCCGAGGCGACCTGATCGTCGCGCAGCAGCTCGCGGTAGATGCGCAGGTTCTCGATCCCGCCCTTGGTCTTGAGGATGCTGTCCTCGGATTGCAGGATCGTCACGTATGGCGCCGCCTGGAGGCCGGTGCCTCGAAGCGGGTTCAACGGGTCGTCTGGTGGCGCCAGCTCGCCCAGCTCGGGCCGTTTCGGTGCACTTTCAGCCATGCTTTTTTCCTCTCACTCGAACCCGTCCATGTCGGAACCGCCGCCGATCGACCCGTAACCTTCGCCGACCTCGCTTCCCGGCCCGATCGCGTCGGCAATGGTCCGGGTAAGCCCCGCGCCGACCGATTCTACCGTCCCGCCGCCCCAGCCTTTAACCCAGCGGAGGAACTGCGTCGTACTGTCCACCTGATCGTCATACGCCGCCAGCGGGAAGCTGAACAGCTCGCTTTCGTAATCGGCCAGCCACGGCGCCGACTCGGGAAGGATCATCCGCCCGGCCTCCACGGTAGGCGAAACCTCGTTCGCCCGAAACAGCTTTGACTGCTCGGGCATGATGGCGATGATCGGAAGCCGCGTCGTGCTGCGCAGCTCCTGAATCAGCGATGCCCCGCTGCCCTTGTCCTCGATCAGCACGGCGACGGGCCGGTCGCGCTCGGCCAGCGTCATCACCCGGCGCTTGAGCGCAGGGTATTCCATCCGTTCGCGCACTACGTCCCGCAGATAGTAGCCCGGCGCGCCCCGGCCGAGCGCCCATGCGGTGTTCACGGTGTAGTCGTTGAGCTGGCCTTCCTTCTGCGCCGTGTCCCACGAGTGCACCACGGTCGCGGCGCCGTCCGGGATCACGCGCCAGCGCTCGCGAATCCATGCCCGCTTGAACACGCTCCCTTCCTCGGGTCGCGGCCGCTGCTGGTACAGCGCCGCCCACGTGCGCGCCTGCTGCCGGAAGATGGACCAGTGCGCTTCGTCGAACCATTCCGGCCACAGGTACTCGCCCACCTTGCGCCCGAGCGGGTCGTCGTCGCGCTCGCACTGCGCCGGCAGGTTGACCACCTCCCACGTTTTGCCGTCGGTGCACTCGATCACGCCCGAGCGGCCGTCGTAACCTTTCGGCAGCAGCCGCCCGGCGAGGTCGTCCTCGTGCCAGCGGGTCTGCACCAGCACCACCCAGCCGCCGGGAATCAGGCGCGTCAGAAGGTCGTCGTTGTAGGCGTCCCAGGTTTTTTCGCGGATGGTTTTCGAGTCCGCCTGCTCGCGGCCGCGCACCGGGTCGTCGATGACGATGCCGTGCGCCCGGTTGCCCGTGATGCCGGACAGGATGCCCCCGGCGAGGTATTCGCTGCCGTTCGTGAGCGCCCATTCGTCCGCCGCGAACGTCGCCGGCGACATGCTCACCTTTTCCGGGTTGCGCCCGTGGCCGCCCCATATGCCGCTGTAGGCGGGCTGCTGGACCACCTGCCGCGACCGGCGGCCGTGCCGGCGCGCGAGGTCGCTGCCGTAGCTGGCGAGGATCACGCGCCGGTCGGGTGTCGCGCCCATGTACGCGGTCGGCGCCACCACGGAACAGTACGTCGATTTCGCCGATCCCGGCGGCATGAACACCATAAGCCGCCCGTGCCGGCGTTGCGTCGTGCGCTCGAAGGCTTCGAGCAGTAGCCGGTGATGCGCGGCGACCGACGTTTCGACCGGCTGGAACAGCCACGCTTCCGGGTCGTCGCCTACCGGCCGGCCGGGAACCTCGATTGCATTGGCGAAGGCGACGAGGCTATCCCGTGCGCGCCTGCGCCGCAGCAGCTCACGAGCTGCGGCCTGCCGCGATACGCTCAAGGTCTGCATCGGTAAGCGCTAGGATCGCCGTCGCAGCAGGCAACGGCGCGCCGTCCGTGCCGGTGTGTTCGTGACGCTCGATCCACAGCTTTAGATGCTTCCCCAGCAACTCCAGCGCTTGCGGCTTGTTCCACAGGCGCACCTTTTTCACCCAGCCAATTTGACCGCGATCCGGCCCGCTGCCGCCGAGCAGTTCCTCGACCTCGATCGACGCGACCGCCCGGCGTGCATGCTCGGGCATTTCCGACAACGGCCGGAGCTGGCCCGCGTCGTCGAACAGGTCGGCAATGTCGGAGCGCGCGAGGTACAGCAGCTCGCGCAGCACCACATCGGCTTCGATGTTCAACCGCTGCGCTTGCTCGGCCCGCAGTTGCGCGATAAATGACTGAATCCTGACATTCGCTAACAGTCGAGCCGCCTGCTCGCCTGCGGTGCGCGCGCTGTACCCGGACCGGATGGCGGCCTGCGTGGCGTTCAGGTCCAGCATGAATTCCTGCGCGAAGCGGCGCTGCCGATCCGTTAGCCCGCTCGCGTCCCGTTGTCCGGCCATTGTTCACCCCACGGTCAACGTGAACAGTTTCGCCACAATCGCGCCCAGCATGGCGAGCGTGCCGACGACGCCGCCGATGACCCACCCGCGCACCAGGCGCAACGTGGGCATCTCCTGTTCGATCACGGCGAGCCGCGCGTCGTGCTTTTCCAGCGCGCTGAACGCCCGGTTGAGCGCCTCGCGCGTGTGCAGGTGGCGTTCCTCCAGCGTGGACAGCCGCACCAGGTTGTCGCGGATCGCGCCTAACGTCTGCTCGATCACGTGTAGGCGGTAGTTCGTCGTGTCGAGCGGGTTTGCCGGCTTCGGCACCGGCGGCGGCGTGGCGTTGTCCATCATGGTGGTTTCCTCAGGAATCCGCTGTCGATCAAGTTGGCCGCGCAAGACAGCCATGCGTTGTGCTGCTCGATGCACACCAGCCAGCGCGTGCGGTTTTCGGCGTCGGCCGCTTCAGTCGCCCCCAGCGTCCGGTCGGCCGGGATCATCGGCGGCCGGCACGCGCGGAATGCTACGGCCGGACAGGTCGGCGGATCGACGCGCGGCGGCGGCGATGGCGTCGAGCTGGGCGTCGCGCACCCGCTCA